TAAGCCCCGGTGCCCTTCTCAGTTTTCTCCAAAAAATTGTGCACAAGTACTTGACAATTGATCACACCTGTGCTATAATAAAGGTACAAAGAGAGGAGAGGAGCAAGCAAAAAAGAAAAAATAAAAAAGTTACACAAAGTACTTGACAATTAGTCAAACCTATGTTATAATAAAGGTACAAAGAAAGGAAAGGAGAAATCAATATGAAGCCAAGAAAAGCGTTTTATCTTGATAACATTGAAACCATAAAGGAATTAGAGGATAAGTTATTTGACTTGACAGCGAAAATGGAAAAAGAGTGCGGTAAACAGGATTTTAATGAAAAGTTAAATCAGGCTTGGTCACTTTTATATGAAACATGGAAAGAGAATAATTAAATAGAAAGAGGGTAGGCATTATGAGATTGAGTAAAAAAACACAGATTGAAGCTAACAAGGAAGTGTTAGAAGCAGTTGACCGTTATAATGATGAAGTAAAAGGAACTGTTTTACATCATGGTACACGGCTTAGATCATGTCAAGCGTACGTATATGAAACGCCTAGTTTCTACGTCTTACGAAGTTACAATACAGTAGTAGCAATTATTGAAAAAAGCACTGATATTTGCTACGACTTTCTAAGAGGTGTTTACGGTTACACTAACACATCAGCACAACATATTTCAAAATTTGATAAAGACTATGGATGTAGTACATGTGGTTGCAAGGAACGTGTAACATACCGTAATGTATAAGGGGGGTGTGTGAATATGAGTTTACTTATAACTTTTTGGAATGGTCATTATTCACAATTTGATGAATGTGACGGTATTGACTTTATTTTAGGGTTAGTTAGAATATATGAAAATAATGTGAGCTATGAGTATGATGAAGGTGAAGTCAAAGAAATAATCTTTGTGAATGAGTACACACTTTCACATGCCATAGACGAAGGTTATGTAATATAAACAACAAGGGTGCGTGGTTGGCACGATTACAGTTTCAACGCTGTACGCCCATTAGCACCAATAAGGTGCAGAAACTGAACAACAACACAATAGAAAGAAGAGGTATTACTATGGCAAGAGAGAAAATGGTAACAAGGACAGTAACTCAGACAACAGCAGAAGTTATGACTATCGACGTAACAACGGCAGAAGTACAGATACGTGAGTACATTATCGGTGGTACTTATGACACCAATGAAATATTACTCAAAAAACTACAGAAGCTTTTCCAGACCGAAACATTCAAACTTGTAAACATCAACAGTGCCACGGTAGAAGATTTACTTCTGGGAATGACAGAAGGGGACTTTATCAGATACGCTACAGTCCTTCCACCTAGAAATACTAAAAATGAATAAAGTTAGTCAAAACTAACGAGGGTGCGTGGTTGGCACGATTACAGTTTCAACACTGTACACCCTTTAGTACCAACAAGGTGCGGAAACTGATCAAAATAAAACCAGAAAGAAAGAGGGAACAAAAATGAGTAAACATTATGTAAAGTTAGTAAAGGAAATGATTAAAGAGGACATCAAGGATGACGTATCCATAACAGAGGTAAACGGTACTCTTGTGATAGACATCTATGTAAATCACTGTTTATGTTGGCATACAGCTATACAACGTATTGAATTGCGAGCTAGTTCATATATGACAGCGAAAATTATATCTGACACTGTTAAAAATCAGTACAAGCAGTTCATTTTGGATAAGTATTTTGTTCGGAAAAAATTCAAATAAATGCTTGACAATCGCCCCGGTATATGCTATTATATAATTGTAGCAAGGAAATAATCAAACGTTCCGAGTTACGTTTGCCATAGGTGGTGTAGGCTTTCAATCCACTACATCACCTACCCCCCTTAGTAGGTGTAGTTTAATAGTAAAACGTGTAAATCTTAAATAATCCTCTCATCGCTCATTTACGTGAAACAGGTTCAAACCCTGTCACCTACTCTAGCACTATAAAAGTGCTAAACTATATTATATCTTGACGTTAAAAAAATAAAGAAAGTGAGGAAAGAAAAATGGCAAGAATTCCAATGGTGACACGCACCATCACAACAACAAAAGCTATCGTAATGTGCTTAGACATTGAGTCTGGCGAAACTTGTAACAAGTCGGTAGTAGTTCCACGTACCTATAAGGACGATGAAACACTTCTCAATAAAGTGAAAGAAGTTATTGAAACGGAAACGTTGAAGGCAGTACACATTGTTGGTAAGGAAGAGATTCAAACACTTTACGGCATGACAGAGCAGGAGTTCATTGAACATGCTGAAGTCCTGCCAAAGAGAACATCAACAGAAGAAAACGTAACAGAATAACAGAAAAAGAAAGAGGCAAAATAATATGGTAGAGATCAAAGAATGTAGTAGAGAATTTTCAGAAGTTGAGCAGTATCTTATGACTATTGCACCGTCAATCACTTCAATGAAAGATGTACCAGACGGAACACACATTACCGTTGATGGTATTATGACTTTTGAGGATACAAAAGAGTCAACTGGTGAAGTTGCTAATATTCTTTCAGTCATCACACCAGAAAAGAAAGTATATTCCTGTCAGTCATCAACGTTCAAACGATCACTTAGGGATATTTCAAATATCATGAAAGGTAAATCGTTTACGATTGTAAAGACAGCTGGCAAAACGAAAGCAGGACGTGACTTTATTAACTGTGAGTTAGACGTTGAAAGTCTCAAGTAATTGATAATATTAACAGCGTGTACCGTTTAAAGTACACGCTTTTTTTTAGACAAGAGGGTGATTTTATCATGGCAAAAAGAAAAAAGAAAGTATCAGCTTATACACGTAACAGAAATCGCATCAACAGCTACATAAGAAGATTAAACAAACAAGGACTTATCACAGACCTATACATTCCAACTGAAAAGATGATGCGTAACCAAGGTGTAAAGGGGGCAGAACTCACTAAACTAACGCTAGAATTAAAAGCACTAACATCAGAGAAATTACGAGCTATAGCAGTACAAGTACACATTCAAGAGGTTGATAATATAATGGAAACTGGTTTTGCTAGTCTGGAAGTAGAGGGTTTCAAACGCTCAATATCTGTTTTTCCTAAAGAGATAGCTGACAAGGTGATATCACTTATAGACAAAATGATAGTAGAGCAGGGTATTGAAGATGTGGCTATTGCATTAGAAAACATCCCGTATCAGTTACACGAATATTTGAATAGAAACAAGTACGATTCTTCCAGTGCTTTAGAGGAGTTTGCAAGTGCCTTGATAGAGTACCTACCAGATGCATCTGATCAGTACAAACGTGATTTAATGGACGCTTTTGAGTATAACGAGTTAGGTTATACAATTGAAGATTAAAAAATTCAAGTATTATATGTGCGACTTTGAAACAACTGTATATAAAGGTCAAGAGTATACAGAAGTATGGGCGTCTGCATCTGTAGAATTATACACCGAAGATGTACAGATATTTCACTCGATTGATGAACAGTTTAACTATTTCTTAAAGCAGGATTGTAATATAATAGCGTACTATCACAATTTAAAGTTTGATGGTTCGTTTTGGTTATCATATCTATTGATAGATAAACACTTCAAACAAGCGTATGATAAAACAGGTGAAGCTGAAAATGCTGTAGTGTGGAAGAAAGACAAGTTTATGGATAATAACTCATTCAAATATTCCATATCAGACAAAGGTATGTGGTACACCATTATCATTAAAGTTAACAACCACTTTATAGAAATACGTGATTCATTAAAACTGTTACCATTTTCAGTAAAAAGAATTGGTAATAATTTTGGAACAAAGCACAAAAAATTAGATATGGACTATGAGGGTTTACGATATGCAGGATGTCCAATAACAGACAAAGAAAAAGAGTACATAGCAAATGATGTATTAGTTGTAAAAGAAGCTCTTGAGATTATGTTTGATCAAGGACATAACAATCTAACAATAGGTTCATGTTGTCTGGAAGAATATAAAGAAATATGTAAGAAATCTACTAGGTTACAATTAGAGTACAAAGAGATGTTTCCAGATATGTACGACATCGACTTAGACGAAAGTACATATAAATACCACACGGCAGGAGATTATATTAGACGTTCCTATCGTGGAGGTTGGTGCTATTTAGTTAAAGGTAAAGAGAACAAAGTACACGGCTATGGTACAACAGCAGACGTAAATTCATTATATCCAAGTATGATGTCAAGTGAAAGTGGCAATCGGTATCCAGTTGGTAAACCAAAATTCTGGTCAGGAAACTTTATTCCAGACAAAGCTTTACAATCTAACATGTACTACTTTGTTAGAATAAAAACAAGGTTTTACATCAAAGAAAACAAGTTACCTTTTATTCAGATAAAATCGTCATGGCTTTACAAGGGAACAGAAGCACTTGAAACATCTGATATTTATGACACTACTACAGATAAATACTATGCTTTTTATAAAGATAATGACGGAGTACTAAGAGATACAAGAGTTGAACTTACTTTAACTATGACAGACTATCAGTTATTAAAAGACCACTATGAATTAGTAGACTTTGAAATATTAGATGGTTGCTACTTTTATTCACAAATAGGAATCTTTGACGAGTACATAGAAAAATACAAGAAAATTAAGATGGAAAGTAAAGGTGCATTACGTGAATTAGCAAAGCTATTTCTTAACAATCTATACGGAAAGATGGCAAGTAGTAAAGACTCTTCATTCAAATTAGCGTACATTAAAGAGGATAAAACGATAGGCTTTCTTCCAGTGGCAGAGTCAAACAAAAAAGCGGGGTACATTCCAGTAGGTTCAGCAATAACCAGTTACGCAAGGAACTTTACAATCCGTTCTGCACAAAAGAACTTCTATGGTAAAGATAAACCAGGGTTTATATATGCTGATACAGATAGTATTCATTGTGACCTTAAACCAGAAGAAATAAAAGGTATAAAGGTTGACGATAAAAATTTCTGTTGTTGGAAACTGGAAAGCTGTTGGGATAAAGCTATTTTCACAAGACAGAAAACATATATTGAGCATGTAGTTGCAGAAAATTGCAAACCTATTGAAGAACCGTACAATAATATAAAGTGTGCAGGTATGCCAAAACGTTGCAAAGATTTATTTGAATTATCACTGTCAGGTGATGCTGATATAAATAAAGAATGGAGTGATGAAGAAAAAGAATTTCTATTTGACGAAGATAACAACCCTATTAAACGTGATTATAGATCATTTAAAATAGGATTGAAAGTACCTGGAAAATTACGACCAAAGAGGATACGTGGTGGCGTTCTATTGGTAGATACATCATATGAAATGAGGTAAAAAAACATGAAGAAAATTATATGTTTATTGCTATTTTGTTTTACATTAACAGGGTGTACGAGTGGTAACAAAGTACCAGCTGAAAAAACTGACTACAGTATAATACTTAATAGTGGTTCAGCTTTTGTATTTACATTTAAAGACCCTGATACAAACGTTTGGTATATGGCAACTAATAGAGGTGTAACACCTAGACTTAATCAAGATGGTTCATTATATGTAAAATAGTATAAAAACAGAGGGAGAACTAACTTCTTACCCTCTGTTTTATTTATATCTATAACTCATGTGTTAATCATTGCGTTCAGCGAAAACGACAAGTAACACAGGCTCTATACTTTCAAGAGTGCTATCCTATGTTCTCAATGTTAATCGCATGAGTAGATATACCTAGTAACTAAGTGCGCTTAATGTTGCTTCTTTACACCTTAGGTCTTTAAATCTAAAGCAACCACGCTCAAACAAATGTCGAAGATTATTCAAAAAGAAATCGTTACGTTTTAACATAACATAATTGATCTCGTGGTCATCAGTAGTTACGCTGATTTTTAAACCAAAGGTGCTATCTGGTCTATCATCACAGTATAAGTAACCATTCTCAGTAAATTCTCTTATGCCAAACTCACAGCCTTTATATTTAAGTGTGCAAAGGTATTTATTTTTTCCAGTAGGTCTTTCAATAAAATTCTGGTTATCATTCAAATAAACACATTCACTACTATAACCAACATAACTGTCTTTCTTAAAAGCTCGATTGAATCCGCTAGTTTTCTGTGCTTCGCTTGCTGATTTATTGAATCCCTGTTCTAATACAAAACCGTCACCGCGTAAAAATTTTGTGTCTTTATGAAGTCTAGCACTTATTTCCATTTTTGTATAATATGGGTTGATAAGGCTGACAGGGTTCGCAATCATATACACAGGTACATAACGAACTTGCTCTCCTTGACCTCTTGCAATAGACGTATGAATACTGATGAACTTTCTTACTTCATCAGGACAGTAGTGATTAGATTCGCTTTGAAATTCATCAAATTCTAGCCTAGAAATATCAGCAAATAAATGGCTGTATTTTTTCAACTGGTCGGCACTGTTTAAACTGATAGCATAGCCACAGCTTTTTTCGTCTAAGAATAACTCATGGAAAATACCACTTGCCCGTCTTTTTGACGTCATGTTATGACCTGTGAAGAACAAACTACCTATATCTTTATAGAATTTATCTACCACATTATCAAGTTCATAATTATAACGGTAAATAAGTCCAAACTTTTCACCTTTATCAAGAAATCTGTTTATGCACAGTCTGCTAAAATAGGTTGTCTTTCCTGCGCTTCGGTTGGAAGTAACCATATAGATTTCTGGTTTGTTACCATTTATATCTAACATTGACAATAATTTAGTACCGTCATAATACTTTCCCATGCAAAAATCTCCTTTCTATATTTAATTATAACACACCCATTGATTTTTTGCAAGTATTGTGGTATAATAAAGATAAATTAAATAAGAAAGGAGACCACCATGAAAAACTTATATCCAATCTTTGTAGCGTTAGTGTTTAACGCCCTAGACGTGATAACAGGAATCGTGTCAGCCGTAAAAAATAAAGACATTAAATCCGCCAAACTACGTGATGGACTTTTCAAAAAAGTGGGTTTTATTTTCTGTTATTTTACGGCGTGGTTAGTTGACGGATATGGAGACATTATAGGGTTCAAACTAGGCTTAGCAATATTACCAGTTATTGTTCTTTATACATGTACAACTGAGCTTGTTTCGATACTCGAAAACATATCCAAGATTAACTCAGACCTTTTACCAAGTAAACTTATGGAACTTTTTCACGTTTCAAACACCAGAAAGGAAAATTAAAATGTTACAAGTATTTATTTCACAGCCAATGAACAGGAAAACAGACAAAGAAATCAAAGAAGAACGTAGGCGAATTGTTTCAAAGATTAGTGATATACTAACAGAACCGTTTCAAGTTATTGATTCTTTCTTTGAATCAGCTCCATATGATGCAAAACCGTTATGGTTTCTAGGAAAATCTATTGAACTATTATCATCAGCAGATCTAGTATATTTTTCTAAAGGTTGGGAAAATGCTAGAGGTTGCAGGATTGAACATGCATGTGCAGTAGAGTATATGTTGGAAAGAATTGAAGAATAAGAAAGGAGTAACAAATGGGTGACATTAACAAAGCTGTTTCTTTCATGATTAACACAGCAAAGGACAATATTCATGGTTATGACCAACAGCACAGAAACGGTCCAGATTATGACTGTAGTTCACTTGTAGGGACGGCATTAAACTATGCAGGTTTTGCTGTTTCACCGTATTCATGGACTGGTAACTTAGAATCACAGTTAAGAAAAGCAGGTTTTGTAGATTGCAAAGCACCATGGAAAGCAGGTGATATTCATTTAAACAGAGGAAACCACGTATGTATGAGTATTAATGAAAACCAGATAGTTGAAGCGTCAATTAACGAAAAAGGAACAGCCACAGGTGGTAAAACTGGTGATCAAACAGGTAAAGAAATTCATGTCACTTCCTATTATGACTATTATCTCGGTTGGGATTTACACTTGCGATTTACTGATGTAAGCACAAACAGCAATAAACCTTACCCTATTGAAGAAATAGCTCGACAGGTTATTGCTGGTAAATGGGGCGTAGGTATCCAGAGAAGAAGGCTCTTAGAAGCAGCAGGGTATAATTATGACGAAGTACAAAGCTATGTAAATGAACTCTTTACAAAAGGTGGTTACAAGTCGAATAGTGAAGTTGCAAGAGAAGTTATCAAAGGTATGTGGGGCGTAGGAGAAGAAAGAAAAAACAGACTTGAAAAAGCAGGTTATGATTATAACGAGATTCAAAAACTCGTTAATCAGATGTTAGGCTAATTCAATGCCAGACATTAACAAAGCTTATTCATGGGCAATCGAAACGTGTAATGCCCCTAACGTGGGATACAGTCAGTCATATAGAAACGCCCAGACCGTAGGTGGCATTACATATTACGATTGCAGTTCTTTTATAAACTACGCACTCTTAGCAGGTGGATTTTCAACACCGAATTATGCACCAAAATATAACGCATTTACAACTTACACAGAAGCAGACGTTTTACTTTCATTGGGTTTTAAAGAAATTGATTCTAACGGTGAATACTTACCAGGTGACATTGGTCTTTCAGTTTCCCACACAGAAATGTGCTATAAAGGTGGCAAAGGAAAAGGCGTATTCATGGGAGCGCACACAGACAACGCACCGTTAGCGCATCAAGTTAGCATAGGTTCAACAACTGGAAATCAAAATTATGAAACATCATTCCCACGGTTGTTTAGATACGGCGAAGGTGGTGCATCTGGTTACGGGTGTAATGCATACGTTGTGTCAGCAATATGTGGCAATATGTGGCAGGAAAGTGGTGTAAACCCTGGTATGTGGGAAGGACAGAATGCCAGTTCATTTACCGCTTTAAATGTTGGTTTTGGGCTAGGACAATGGACAAACACTGGTGGCAACACACATGGTAGACTTTATCAGCTACATGAATGGCTTCAGTCAAATGGATATAACGACGATGATGGTATCGGACAGTTAAATTATTTAATTCATGAAAATGTATGGTATTCCAGAGATGAAGCTAGTCAATATGCTACGTTAACAGATTTTCTTACTTCCAGTAGTACAGATTTAGCTGAATTAACTCATGCTTTTAACGTAGGTTGGGAAGGAATACACGATCACACATGGGATTTCCGTGTAACCTATGCAGAAAAATGTTATGACTTTATTACGAAACACGCTAATGACACCTCAATCAACAAATGGTTTTCAAAAAATGAGTTCTTATCAGTTGATGAAAGACTAAACAATGCCGTTCTTATCTACAGATTCTTATCGGCAGGTGGTGGAGGTGGTGGCACGCACACCACAAAAAAGAAATCAATGCCAGTTTGGATGATGCTAAAATATCATTATTAAGTTGAAAGGAGGTGATTGAATGGCAGTAAAAACTAGAGAAGAAATTCTGGAAAGTTTCAAAACAAGATTAGGAGAAAATCCTGATGATGAATCCATTTCGTTTTTAGAGGACGTAACTGATACACTGGACGACTTTGAAAAAAGAGCGAACGGTGACGGTACAGACTGGAAAAGCAAGTATGAAGAAAACGATGCAAATTGGAGAAAGAAATACACAGAAAGATTTTTCTCAGATGAACCAGAACCAAACCCAAAATCAGGCACAAAACAAGAACCAGATGACACCCCAAGGACATTTTCAGATTTATTTAAGGAGATTTAAAAGATGGCTAGAAGAATTGCTAATAGTACGCTCAATGCGTCTACAATCGACATTATGAACGTTATCAGACAGAACGCGTCATATGATTATCAGCAGAACGTACCTGCTGTAGCAAAGGCAAGTGACATACCTAAAGTCGGAGAAGTTATCTATGGAACACCTGCTTTTGCAAACCAGTTTATTAACGCACTTGTTAACAGAATTGCTATTGTGCGTGTGCAGTCCGCAAACTTTAACAACCCGTATTCAATTCTTAAAAAAGGATATCTTGAGTACGGTGAAACTGTAGAAGATATTTTCGTGTCAATCGCAAAAGCAGTAGACTTTAGTGCAGAAAAAGCACCTAAGAGAGAGTTCCAGAGAAGTATTCCAGATGTTCGTTCAGCTTTCCACGTAATGAACTGGCGTGTAATGTACCCAGTAACTATTCAAGACGAAGATTTAAGACAGGCATTTCTTAGCATTGACGGTGTACAGAACCTTATTGCTAAGATTGTTGATGCTGTTTACACTGGTGCAGAGTATGACGAGTTCCTACTCTTTAAGTACCTATTGATTAAAGCAATCAGTCATGGTAGAATGTATCCAAAGTCAATCGGTACTGGTGAATCACTTACAGAAAGTGCTGTTCAGTTTAGAGGTACTTCTAACTTATTACCATTTATGTCAAGTGAGTTCAACGAAGCAGGTGTTAAAACAAACACACCTAAAGAAAGACAGGTTATTTTCATGGACGCAATGTTCAATGCACAGTATGATGTGAATGTACTTGCAAGTGCTTTCAACATGGACAAAGCAGATTTTATGGGTAGACTGTTCCTTATTGATAACTGGTCAGAGTTCGACAATGAACGTTTTGACATTATCAGAGCTAATTCTGATGGTATCGAAGAAGTTACCACGGAAGAACTTAAACTGTTGAAAAATGTAAAAGCTGTTATTCTGGACGAAAACTGGTTTCAGGTTTATGACAACAATAACAAATTTACAGAGAAGTATGTAGCATCCGGTTTATACTGGAATTATTTCTATCACACATGGAAAACAGTTTCCAATTCTCCGTTTGCAAACGCTTGTGTATTTGTAACAGATGCCACTACAATTACATTACCTAAATCAATCACAGTACATGTTGATGCTAAGGACAAAAGTGACGTTGCTACAGTATTAACAATTAGTCCAGTCTTAGACGGGCTGAGCCTTGAGCCACACAACGTAAACTTTATTCAGACAGAAGAATTGACTAATGAAGGTATTGCAGTTCAGAGATATGGAGGTGCTATGATTCCTAACAGTAAGATTGATACAGAGATTAATCTGGTAGCAGAGATTAACGGTACTAAGTATACAGCTGAAACGGCTATTACTGGCGCTACAAATGTTGGCACTAATATTGTCTTAAATAAAGAGTAATGCTAGGGGTGTGTGGTGGTATAATGCTACTACCATACACCCGTTAGAAAGGAATGTATTATGTATATAAATCCTCAGACTAATATAAAGTTACTAAAAGATGTACCACTAGATACAACCTATGATCATACATTATGGTTTGACAGTATGAGCGCACAGTTTGGATATTTCAGTGCATTGACTAAGTACAATATGAGTAACTATAGTTATCAAAGAGTACAAAAAGGAGTAGCAAGAGTTGGTATTAACGCTGACAGTCTTTATGATTGTAACTACATGATGTTTCAAAATTCAGCATATGGTAACAAATGGTTTTATGCGTTTATTACAAGTGTTGAATATGTAAATGACGTTACATCTAATATCAGTTTTGAAATTGATGTCATGCAGACATGGTTATTTGATTGCTCACCAGATTATTGTTTTGTTGAAAGAGAACACTCGGAAAGTGACCAGATAGGTGCTAACATTATACCAGAGAATCTTGACACAGGAGAATATGTGTACAATGGTTATGGGAAATTAACTAAAGCACTTGACCCTTTGTGCATTATATGTATGGTATGTGACACAGCAGAAGATCCAGACGGAACGTTATATGATGGTATTTATGGTGGGTGTACATTATTTGCATACAATGTAAATAAAAAAGGTATTTCAGCTTTAACTAAAAAATTGCACAGTTATATCCAAAAACCAGATGCAGTTGTTGGACTTTATATGTGCCCTGTTATCGCTACTGGTAATGCTATTCCCGATGACGGTCTACAATTACTATTTTCAAAAGGAGCTTTTGGATTTGACATTTCTGTTCCTGCATTAACAACACGTGATACACTTGACGGGTATAAACCTAAAAATAACAAACTGTACACTTATCCATATAACTATTTATCAGTAGAAAACGGAAAATCTACAGCTAGTTTTAGGTATGAATTTTTTAACAATTTAACTGTAGCACTTCACGTTGATGTACCAGTAACTATGCCTATTCAAGTAGCATTAAGACCAAACGGATACAAGGGTAGTAAGGTGGGTACAACTCTTAATGGTGAATCATTGGTACTTGACGATTATCCAATGTGCAGTTGGTCTACTGATTCTTTCAAAGCGTGGTTAGCACAGAACGCATTGCCTTTAGCTACAACAGCAACCGCAGGTGTATCTGCACTAGGATTGTCTGCCTTAGGCGTAAGCTTTCCACCACTAGGTGTACTAGCAGGAGTTGGAACAGTTATGAATTTATTATCACAGGGTTATAAGGCATCTATTGCAGCTGATGTAGCAAGGGGTAATATTCACAGTGGTAACGTTGATGTAGCAAGTGGAAAGAAAACATTTTGGGGTGGAAGAATCAGTGTAAGTTATCAATATGCAAGAATGATTGACGATTTCTTTACTAAGTTTGGTTATGCAACTAAGAGAGTAAAAATTCCTAATCGTAACAGTAGACCACATTGGAACTATGTAAAAACTGTTAGTGCTACAATGACAGGTAGTGTACCGTCTGATGATATGAAAAAGATATGCAGTATCTATGATAATGGTGTAACATTCTGGAAACATGGGTATGAAGTTGGTAGATATGACCTAGACAATAGTCCAGTGTAATAAGGTGGTGATAAAGTGGCACGAAGAAAGCATGACATTTTTGACGAAAGTATGGTGTTGAACAACCTTACTTATCGCCAGTATTTGAACAGATTAACAGAACTTGCTATATCCATGTTTGAATGGAAGAATCTACCAAATACAGTTGACGCAAGATATCTTGAATTACATTTATTTGAAACTGGTTGTATGGTTTATTTCAAAGATGATGTAATAGGGGACTTGTGTTTAGATTGTATTGTTAATGGTAGGCTTGACGTGTATGGTAACCCATTGTTAAGAAGAGCGTACAGTGGTTACAACAATTACCAGAAGTTACTAACTTATAAAGACAGCGTTATTATCTGGAATAATTATCTGCATAGTAACAGTATTCTTGATGTTGAAATGTTTGCAAGAAGATTATACAATATTGATAGAATTATTGATATCAATGCAAACGCACAGAAAACGCCTGTGTTGGTACTAGGTAATGAAAAGCAAAGACTTACTCTTTTAAATCTGTATAAAGAGTATGATGGAAACGCACCTTTTATTTTTGGTGACAAGAATCTGGATATTAACGCATTAAAAGCACTTAGCACTAATGCACCATATGTATGTGATAAATTATATCAGTTAAAAACACAGATATGGAATGAAGCGTTAACTTATCTAGGAATCAGCAATGTCAATATTCAGAAGAAAGAAAGATTGATAACTGATGAAGTTACACGTAACCAAGGCGGTACTATTGCTAGTAGATATAGCAGACTAGAATCACGTCGACAGGCTGTTGAAAAAATAAATGATTTGTTTGGTACAAATATCGAAGTCAATTATCGTGAAGATTTTCAACAGATTAGCGACGATAATCAGCCAGAAGACCCTGGTGCAGAAACGATAGGCGGTGCAGGAAATGAGTAAATACACGACAGAAGTCAGGTATATTTGTGAAACTGATAGTGGGTTAGATAAAAGTGCTGGATTTAACTCGGTAGATGATGTTATATCAAAATCATGGGATAAAATTTTTACCAGTAAAGTACCTTTCTTTGATGAAGATTATAGAAAAGTGCTTTGTTGTAAAATCTTAAAGCACTATTATTTGAGAGAAATTTGCTGTGAAACTGTAGGCATATGGAAACTTTGGGTTAATACAAAGCTTGAGGAAATTATGCCTTACTATAATCAGTTATATGAAAGTGCTAAGTTGAAGTTTGACCCATTCCATGATGTCGACTTAACTAGAAAGCATAACAGAACTGAAAACGAAAAAAGCACAGACAACAGAAGCGGAAATGGTAGCAGAGATGTTAACACAACACAGACAACAAGTAGTAACAAAAATAGTAACGCAAACGGAGAAGAAAAGAACTTGTTCAGTGATACACCTCAAGGCGGTTTAGTGGGTGTTGATAATCAAACCTATTTAACAGACGCTAGAAAGATTAACACTACAAATAGTGGCAATGAAAGTGTAAGTGGTAATTCTACTGAGAAAAGCGGAAGTACCTATAAAGACAGTGAACAGAGTAGCGGTAATGTTGACACTACAGAAGATTATATCGAAACTATTGTAGGTAAGCAAAATTCAGAAAACTACAGTTCGTTAATCATGAAATACCGTGAAACTTTCTTGAATATTGACATGCAGGTTATTAAAGAATTTGATGAATTATTTTTTGGATTATGGTAGAGTAGAAAGGAGTAATATATGTTTACAGATGTAGAAACACTTAGATATTGGACTTTAAAGGTGTTACCTTTGGTGTACGATGACTCTCTTAGTTATATGGAAGTGCAGGGTAAAATTGTTAAAAAGTTAAACGAGCTGATTAATAACAATAATGAGTTACCAAAATACATTAGAGAACTCATTAAAACGTACATTTCCAGTGGTGAGATTAACAACATTATTGCAGAGATTTTAAGTGATTATATGCTTAGCGTTAAAAATCCACCAGAAAATTTAAAACCTGCCGTTGGTGATGGATCAGCAGATGATACCGAAGCTATTCAAGGGTGTTTGGAGTATGCTAAATCTCATAACGGTATGTGCGTTTACTTCCCAAGTGGAGCTTATCTTACTGGTACATTAACACTTCCTGAAAATAGTGACGTTACCATGTTTGGACAGGGTAGATATGTCACCAGATTAGTACTTAGAGGTGGAGTTACAGAACCTATGCTCAAAGGCAATGTAAAGACACTGACTTTGACTGGTCTTAAACTTGATGGTAACGGTGATATACAGGTAAATAATGTTAACCTTATTGAATGTACTGGTGTTAATATTAGTATATCACAGTGTATTCTTACAGATGGATACTCACTAGCTAACCTCACTTGTAGTAACAATGTACAGATTACTCATACAGTTTTTGACCATGCTATTGAAAATGCATTGACTATCAACGGAACAGGAGATTCTAATTGCAGTAATATAACATTCAATTCCATTTCTACTTTAGTTGGAAAGGAATTTATTAAACTTAATTCTGACAATAATGTTATTTCATGTACTGTGACTAGTGACGCCACAAAACTACTCACTATTAACGGTAATGATAACTATGTTGAAATTAACGGTGTTAGAAATTATACAACCTATGTTGATAATGGTCAAAATAACATTGTTAAAATTGCAAGAAGTGTTTACAAGGGAATTATTAAACAGTTAGATGTTACAGGCGAGAACGCTAATATCTCTTATACAAAAAGCGTATTAAACGGACAAACAAAAACTGAAAATTATACTGGTGATGTTTCTTTAAATACCAAAGGTAATTTAAAAAATGAGTGTAAAACAAAAGAAGAAATTGTTAACGGTGATGTAACAGAAAGTGGGGTAAATAAAACAGAAAACTATACTGGTGATGTTACTACTACTGGTGTAAATAAAACTGAAACGTTTACTGGTAATGTTACTACTAATGGTGTAGATAAAACAGAAACATACACTGGTGATATTGTTACTAATGGAAAAACAAAAACAGAAACATATACAGGTCTTGTAGATGTAGAGGCAGATCAACACCATACTATAACAAAAGTCAATAAATCGGAAATTGGTGCGAATAAGTATGAAAAATATACTGGTGCGGTTGAACAAAATTATGGAAGTGTTACTCAGACTGTAAGTGGTTCATCAGCTGAAACGTGTAACTATAAATCAATAAAAGCGTCACTAATTGACCTTAACCCAACCAGTCCGTTAAAATATAAAACACCATCACAGTTAGAAACAACTGAATTCTTTAGCTATATACCTATGCAAGACCGAAGTGGAAATATAGTCAAAGTTTTAACAGCAAACAATAAGACACCGCTTATTTCATCTACTATAGCAAATAATGTTCTTATTATCGGTGACAGCTACGCAGAGGGTTACACACCAGACGGAAATGTAAAAGGATTTCCTACTTTAATGGGTGAGTATGCAGGGTGGACAGAAGATGTTGATTTCTGGAAACAATATGCAGGTGGTGCAGGATTCGTCAGTGTGGGCAGTCTTGGTAAAAATTTTAAAGACCTTATAACTGATGCTTTTAACAGAATGACAGACGTACAACGGTTATCAATTAAAAAAATACTGATAGCAGGTGGGTGGAATGACGCTGTTTCATCAACAGCTTCTATTACAACAGCTATTAAAGGTACAGTTGATAGTGCTAAACAAATGTTTAAAAATGCTGAAATTTACATCGCTATGATTGGATGGAGTGGTAATTATGATAAGCGTGAACAGATTGTTAAAAATGTAATTCCTGCATATACAAGGTGTGGAAAATATGGTGCAAAATATATTACAAACTCTGAATATATTATGCATAACTATGGCGGTTTTGCAAGCGACAATAATCACCCTAATGGTGAGAATCAAGACTTACTAGCTACCTACCTACTTGATGGTATTAGAAGTGGAAGTTGTGACGTACAGTATAAACAGAGCTTACCGTTTAATGTTAATAGTAGTGTGGCTACCAGTATATCTAACTTAGGTGAAATCTGCATGTCAAATGGTACATTAACATGGAATGTTGGTCGTTTCACCATTAACTTTGCAGATATTTACATTGGTGGAGGTCAAATTCCTGTCATAGCAACTGTAGATAATGACTGTTTAGTGCGTGGCGGCAAATCAGAATCAAACATGTTTGGTGGAGTTGTTAGCGGTTATATTCAAAAAAAGGAAATACCAGATATATTCTACGAATTTAATGGTGCTATTACAATTGATAATGGTCAAGTAAGACTGTCATTTAACAATATCAAAGATGACCATACTGCCTATAAAGATTTTAACAATGTTTCATTCGCAAGACTTGATATGGGAACAGTTTGCTGTACATCTCTTAGCTGTTAACGATGTGAGAAGGTTACACGTGTTTAGGTACACGTGTGCCTTCTCTTTTTGTACAACTGGAAATGAGGTTCGGTCTTTAATGGGG